GCTTGTTCCGAACTGTTTTTTTCAACAATTCTGTTCCACATCTTAAGTTTCTTTTTGTACTTGCCCCAAATTACTTTGTCCAAATCGGACACCAGCCACGAACCTTTTCTTTTCATCTCTGCTTCAAGTTGTCCAGGAAGCCATGCGCAAAATCCTAACATCATCTTCCAATTTTTAGGACCTTTACCTTCTGCAATATCGATAAAGATTTGATCGTCGAACGTGACACTTGAAATATCATTCACATCGCTGGTATTTGAATTAGAATAATCTTTTGAATGAATGATTGTGATCTTATCAGTCGAAACTGGTCCTCCGCAGTACACGGGAATGTTTGTAGGTATAGGAGCCTTTATACCATAAATTTTTCCTATAGAGTCTGGTCTAAAATTCAACACAAGTTGGTTCATCATGAATCCCACTCGATGGGTGTCCTCATGATTGCTCATGTTGATCACCGCATAACGCCATATGTCGTGTATGCCTGCGTTTAAATGATTTGACGAAAGTATTAAACAATTATCTAACATTACTTGTATTTAATTGTAATTGATGATGCTAATTCTGTCAACAGCCAAAAAATTTAATTTGGTTGTGTGTCACAGATAAATATGTTTACTGTTTGAGGCAACTCTCAGGCTTACTAAGGCAACAAGGCAAAAGACAATGGAAGACGTAAAGGCGATAGAACTCATAGGCAAACTCACTGAACGTTTCACACGTACCTGTCCCCCAACACCAGAATACCAATCCAGACTTGCAGAGGAATTTGAGATCATTCTTGATCTCCGGTTTGTGGATTACTTTCTCCAAATCCGTGATATTCTTGATCTTACTCAAGACATTCCCCACATGACTCGAGGTTCGGCTGGTTCCAGTCTGGTGTGTTACCTTATGGGCATCACAGATGTTGACCCCATCCAGTGGGACATTCCTGTGGCACGATTCCTCAATCCCAAGCGAGATGATTTACCCGATGTGGACATTGACTATCCACACTATTGTCAGGAAGAGGTAATGAATCGCATATTCAAAAAATGGCCAGGCAAGTCTGCTCGTATATCAAACTATGTTTTGTATCAAGACAAGTCTGCGAGGCGTGAAGCGGCAAAGAGATTAGGGTACCGGGGACGCCTGCCCAGGAAGTTCACTTACGAACAGTTGGGAGTTGATCCCGTCGAGGCAAAAAGAATAGAAAACAAACTGAAAGGCAAGAAAAAATGTATATCAAAACACTGTGGAGGCATCTTAATGTTTACAAGGCAATTACCAAAATCTTTAATATCACAAACCAATCAGATACTGTTGGACAAAAACGAAGTGGAGGATCTAGAACATCTCAAAGTGGACGTGTTGGCCAATCGAGGACTGAGCCAACTGTTAGAGATAGATCCGACAACAAAATTATACGACTATCCAGAGATCGACGAGGCTACTTCGTCTTTGTTGAGTCGGGGCGACGTGTTGGGAGTTACCCAGGGAGAATCTCCAGCAATGAGAAGATTGTTCCGAGCCATACGCCCACAGTCAATGCATGATTGTGTTTTTGCCACAGCACTGATACGTCCAGTGGCCATGGAAGGCAGACGCAAGGCCGCTTTCTTCAATGACTGGACTTCGGACAGAATATCCGATGTGGTGGTGTGTGAAGATGATGCCATCATACAGATATCAAAACTGATCGGCTGTGATCACTATGAAGCAGACATGTATCGCAGGGCATTTGCCAAAAAGAATGAAGAGCGAGTAATGGAGTTCATGACAAGATTAGGTGACTATCCACGCAAGGATGAAGTGTTCAGGTCATTACAAAGTTTGTCTGGATTTGGATTATGCAGAGCCCATGCAGTAAACTTGGGCAGACTAATTTGGGCATTGGCATATCAGAAAGCACACAACTTAAAAGGGTTCTGGGAAGGTGCACTCAAACACTGCCGAGGATCGTACAAAAGATGGGTGTACAAGACAGAAGCCAAACGTGCCGGACTTGAACCCACAACCATTTCCAAAACTGATCGTTGGGACGATCCTGTTTACCAATACAAGAAATATGGTTGGTGGTCGAACGAATCATTCTTACCTGGATTCTACACAAAGCATCTGTACCTTGACCGTGTAGAATTTTGCGGTTTAATAGCGAATGGACGTGTGTACAAAGCCGAAAAAGGAAAATACGTTACATTTGTTACCCTTGGAATAGATAACGGCTACTACGTAGATATCACTGTAAATCGACCCTTTTCATATTCGGACAATGATGTAGTTCGTGGCATTGGCAGAGTCAAACACCTAAACAATTCGGATTACATAGAAGTGATTGAATGTGAGTCTATTGGTATAGACAAATTCTACAATTAGTTTTTACCTAAGTTCTTTATGAGATCTTTGATCTTGCTGGATTCAACTGTTGCTTTGACCTTACCAATATCGTCACCAGCAGTTGCTTTGTGTTCTTCTTTTGGTTCAGATTCTACAGTTGATGTTCTCTTGAGATTAGAATATATGGATGATGCTTGTTTCTTGAATGTTTGGTATTCTTCATCCTCGCCCAAGTCAAGTATTCTCAGTGTGTCCACATTGAACTCCAAGTCCACCTTGTGTCCAACACCAGAACTGGATCTTGTCTTCATGAACTGTATTTGATATTTGCCACGTTCTCTCATTGCACGTGATGTAAAGATACCAATCACATTGTCTGCTGTTTGTATCTTGGACAAGCCTCCTGATATGTGTGAATGATCGAACTCTATCTCTTCCACAGATGCTCTGTTCAACTGTGATGCTGTTATCATCAGTGCATTCAAGTCCACCGCAACATTTCTCAACTCTTCAGACACATACTTGTCCTTGACAAACAAGTCCGACGGAGACACTCGCTTGTTCATTGGCATCAACAGATCCAGATAATCGATCAGGATGACATCACATTTCATATTGTGTTGTATTTCAAATTCTTTGATGTATGCTCTGATGTCCAGTGCAGTGGCACCAGATGGAATGTATTTGATTCTTATCTTGCCAGATGTCTTTGCTTTCATCTTGACTTTGAGATCGACTGTGTCCAAGTCTTTGTATATCTCACGTGTTGGAGTCTCAGTCATCATTGCATCAATTCTCATTGCTGTGAGATTTTCACTCAACTCGAGTGTGACATACACAACATTCAAACCTTGCTCGGCATAGTTGCATGCCAAGTTCTGTAAGAACAAACTCTTACCTGCACCCGAACCACCTGCAAATATATTCAGTTCACCTCTGTTGAATCCACCAAACAATTTCTTGTCAAAGTTTTTCCAACCAGTGGGCACTGTGCCGTTGTTGTCTTTGAGTGCTTGTAGTCTTGCTTTGGGATCATCAAAGTAATCGAGACCCATGTCTTTGGTTAGTCCAACCTGCACTGCCTTCTTGATCTTTTCTTCCACAGAACCATATTCACCTTTCTCCAACATGTCTGCTGAAGCAAGTATGGCTGATTCTAATTCTTTGTGCCTTGCAAATCTTTCATACTCATCAAGGAACCAATCAAAGTGTTTGGGATCAATGTCTGCCGCTGATTGTAGTTGTGCACCTGTCTTGGCATTGACCATTTCAACATCCGGCAGTGTCTTGTATTCGTTTGCGTATTCATAGATAAATTTTGCCGCTTCACGCAAGTGTGCATCATAGTGTGAGTAACGGAAAATGTTTTGTGCTCTTACAAATGATTGTGCATCTGCAAGAAACATTTCCAAAAATAGTTTCTGTAAGTCCTTTGTATATTCCACAGTTATATTATATTGCCTTTCCTTGTTCTTGTCATCTGAGATAATTGGTTATCAATAATTCTTTCCTGTCTTTTTGATCTTGTCTGTATGTTCCAGTAGAACGCATGGTGTATTTCAAATCCCATTGTAAACAATGATAGGTTTTGTATAGATCGATCAGTTTGGGGTTTGCGTTATATGTTATCATAAATTTTGTTTGCAGTTTGTCGATTTGGTTTTTAAACTTGTCATGGTCGAACCCTTTGTGTTTGTCTCCGTCTCTGCCATACAAAAATGATTTTATATCATAGGGCGGATCGAGGAATAAGAAATCCAAATCATACGAGTCATTACAAATCAACGAGTAATCTAAATTTGTGATGTCCCAGTGTTGAATAAGTTCTTGGTATTCAGGTAATTTGCGAATTGAATTGATTGTAAAATTTCCGTGATATGCTTGTTGTGAAAATGATGAAGTGGCCAATCCTGAGAACGAACACTTATTTGCAATGTAGAATGCCATCGCTGATGTTAGTGGATCTATGTCTTCTTGGTGCATCCATTCTTGTGATTGTTTGTACACACGCCTTTGTTCTTGTGGATTATTTTCTGTTGAACGTTTGATTTCTTCCAAACGCATAGACATGGTCTTACCTTCGCGTTGCAACATTCTCCAAAAGTTAAACACAGGATAGTATGCATCATTCACAAGCACAGTTGCATCAGGAATGTTTTGACTGACCCATATTGCAACACTGCCTCCTCCCAAGAAAGGTTCACAGTATGCTTGAATGCGTTCAGGAAAATATTGTGTCAAAAATTTGAGAGCACGTGATTTGCCTCCGGGATATCTCAATGGTGTTTTAAGTTTATACAATTACACTTCCCATCCGTATTTTGGTGCATAAGTTTTTTTTGAATATTTTTTCAGTCTGTTTGTTGTTTTAGCATTTTGTTTCATTGCTCGACGATCTTCTGCTTTTTGTCTTTTGGCATTTGCCTTGATTAATTTTTCACCTTTTGTTTTTAGATTCATTAATATTCTCTTCTGGTGATGGCACCGTAGTATAATATGTAATCAATGAATATACAATTGGTCAAAAGGCCCAATGGTGAAAATGCAAAACCAAAAAGATAGGGCAGTAGAAACAAGAATGCAATCATCTTGATAATATATGGCACGGGTGCTTTGGGTTGCCAATCCAACCAACTTGGTGGTGATTTTGGTTTCCTGTAATCATTGAATTCGTATCTCATACTGCTATATCCTCTATGTACTTTTTTAGTTCTTTGTCCTGCACATCGTTAGGTATTATACCTTTGAAAAAAATATTGTAACTGTCTGAACCATACTTGCCTATGCCATGTAAATCTTTTGCATCATTGAGATCCCAATCTAAAAACTCTTGCGTCATTTTTCTTATTCTTGCAGTCCTTACACGCCACATGCCTAACGGTTTCAGTATTCTTTCCTGTGTGGATTTCCTACCTGATAAAAATTTTTGTGGTGTCGGATATCTTTTAAACAGTTGAGGCAACACCCACTTCACTTGTTTTCTGTATGTTTGATTTAGGCACATCACTGCGACCATGTGTTGCCATTCTCCCTGTATCTGTTGTTGTACCATCAACTCGTCTTTCATAGGAATTACAGCCATAGTTTTGCATGTTCCTTGATCTTTAATAGCATGTTGTAAGCACCGTTCCTTCTTTGTCCTGACAGTATCACACCAAAGTTCAATTCGGTTGAAAGATCTATTTCATTGTTTACAATTTCTTGTGGAGTGCTACCACTGTATACATCCGAAATGATTGTCACAATACCTTTGGTGATGAATGCATCACTGTCGCTCAAATAGGTGATGACACCATTTTCATTTTTTGGAACTAACCAAACTTGACTGGCACATCCATGAACTTTCCAATCGTCTGTTTTCAATTCATCTGGCACATCACTATTCGACTTCTTACCCTTTTCTATAAGGTATTGGTATTTTTCGATGTTGTCATCAAACAGTGCAAGTTCTTCCTTGTATTGATTTACCTTGTCTATTATAGCCATAGTTTCTCGTTCAGTTTGATCTTTGTTTTTGAATCATGTGTGTATTTTAAGATTGCTTGAACAGTCAGTATCTTGCCATATTTAATACAGGCATTGTTGATATCTTTGATACCATCATGCCAGGGTGGCATAGACACTGACCATCCCCAATCACATGCCTGATCGATAAGTTTGCTTCCGGCTTTGTCACGATCAGGCACAATGATAACTTTTCTGTTCAGTGCATCAATCTGTTGTTTTTGCTTGTTGCTTATCTCACTGCCGAGTATGGCAACTGCGTCAAGCATGATTGCATCGAACACACCTTCCACAAGTATCACAAACTTGCGTGACCAATGTTGTGCATCAAGATTGAACAATGATCCTGGTTGCACTTGTGCATAATATTTTGGACGTATGTCCTTGCTCATGCCACGTGCAACAAATCCTATGTTCTTGTTGCGCCACACTATTGGTACAATGATTCTGCTCCTCATTGTAGGCGAATAATAAAACTGATAATCTTTGTGAGTGAAACCTCTGCTCTGCAAATATTCTACGCAATCGGATTGTGTGGTTACCGGCACTGCATCTTTGGGCAAAGGTTGATATTGGAAATTAATTTCTTCCACTTGTTCAAACTTTGTTTCAGGAGTAATCTCTTGTGCAAGTTTCATTGCCTGCATACTCAACTTGCCTATGTCACCCGATGAAACATTCAACCAATTCAAAAACTTTCTAAACCTATTGCTGAGATATCTTCCGGGAGTGAAGTTTGCCTTGAATCCACAATTGAAACAGTGATACTGCACAGAGCCATCAGCCATGTACATGATGCCACCTCTGCCTCTGTTGTCCTGTGTTTCACCGTTGTGATGGCAACAGGGAGCATTGAATGATAGCCAGCCTGATGGAGTCTTTTTCCTTTTTGCAGGAAGATGTGACTCAAGTGTTTGTCTGAGTTCCGGAAACATTATGTATATTATAAACTATACAAAATAAATGTCAAAGAGTATTACTATTGCCAAGTATGTGAGTGCGTGTAGGGTTTGGTCCACAGAGGTAACAATCCAAAATTCTCTGTTTGGAAATGTCCAACCATTCGCTCTACAAAAATTATTTTTCAACCAATCGATTACCAAATGACAAACGTAATCGAACAGTCCAAATAAAACAATCGCCCAAGCAATGCCTAACGGATAGCCACGTAATAGGAACACAATGCAAACGCACATGAAAATGAATGCAGTACCTATTCCA